AGGCCACAAACCCGGATCACCACTCCGGGACGTGGTCTGCTCGCTTCATCCAAAGCGGGCCGGGGTAGGAGATCCTCCCCCCCGTGTGAATAGAAAGACAGTACATCTGATAGTACAAACTCCAGTTTGCCGGAAAGTCCAAAACTGAAATATCCAGAGGTGTCAAGTCTTCCTTTTGTGCGAGGTATTTCTCAATCTGTAGTTGCTGCCCCACAGTGATTGAGAACACTTTCTCCACCAAGTTCCTAGTCCGCAGACCAACTTTAGTGGCTAAAAGTGCAGCCAATTCGGCGGAATGAGCCCAGGCTCCAGCCAGTGTGCTCTTCCCCCTACCTCGTCCCAACTCATGCTCTACGGCAAGGTTGAGTGATTCACAGGTCGTTTCAGACCATTTCCACAGATCTTGGCAATGAGCCTCCAGAAGTCGCTTGCTGACACGGATCCCTTCTGTTACTCTTAAGCCATATTCTGCCAGCGCTGATATTATCGGACAGCCTGGATACTGAAAGGCTAGACTCATCGCTTTACAGCGAAGGAGCTGTTTCAGTATTGTTCCTCGGGCATTCGCGTAGCGGCTCGCGCACCACGCGAATGTTGCCAATATCTTCTTCGGATCTGCAACATTTTTCAATTCCTCAACGTCGAATATTAACCCACAGAATGACGCAGTCTCCAATTCAGTATGCTTCACAAGCTTTATGATGAGACCTAAACGCGCAAAAAATTCTGCGGTGGGTGGGGGCCCTTTCTCGATACGGGCAACTCCATCATCCCCTTCAACGCACGGTATGACCTCACAGCCTGCTTTCTCAGAAGCAAACAGGAGGAGCATAAGGTTGGCAAAGCCATTGCCAAGGGAAGTGCACATCTCTCCAGACATCCTCGTCGCCATAACGCGTAGGATGAACCATTTGAACGTACAAACGTTCTCACCGCCCAGTACTTCGTCCATGTGCCGGTCGAAGTCTCTAGCCTCAGGCAGGAGCTGTACCATGTGCGAGTATAAGCGAAACTCGCATGCTTCCATAAGGCGCCGCACAAACAGGGCTTCAAACGTCGTATAATCTGTAGCAATATACGTCGCGCCCTCCCTGTGGAGCCTCTCCATTATATACTTGGCCCGTTCAGCAACGGGCACATATTTAACGAAAGCAGGATGCTTAAAGAGCTCCTTCTCTATAAGATGAAAGATAGGTCCGACAGCACATTTGTACTCGTCGGAGCGGCTAAATATGCCACGAGCGTGTTTCCACTCGGGAGCCGCATAAGACTCATCTTTCATGAAGGCCTTGCATCGCAGGTATCTCTTTTTGTCCCAGATGGACCTGACGTTCTTCCACTTATTCAGTAGTTGTTTCTTACGCCATTCTGGGTACTTCGTTCCCTCAATCCAATTTTCCACCGACACGTCTGAATCAGGACGTAACGGGGCGAGGTTCTTTACACACCACCTGTCAACGAATTCCATAAGTTCTTGGAGAAGCTTAGTTTCAGGTGTGGGAGGATTAGCCGCTATCCTCTTTCTGCTCCCAGCAATCATTGTATCCCGATCGGTCTTGTCCGGGGTCGGTACTGCTACTCCCAACACATGGGGACCCATGTCCACCAGTGCGGGCGGCCTATAGGCAAGATCTTGCCCGGGCTTAATCTCCCAGGACGCATCTTCTTTGACGGTGCCCAATTTAGGTAGGGGCACTTCGCCATATCTATAGCCGTAGCAATATGTCCGTCTTAATGACTGCTGGGCCTGTAAAAAGGCAGATCATCCCTTTCCAGGCGATACAGCTGAGCCATCCGCACGGCATGAGCTAGCCTAGCGGTCTCTGAGATAATATTCTCAGCTGTAAGATGTGCTGAATACCGGGGGAAATTGACAGTTGCGATTTTCCCTGCCGCCATATCCAGTTTGACTGCGCTAATCTCGTCCGACACCATGTGAGTCATGTTCGCGTGATTCGCAATCTGGGTTAAGATCTCCATCGAGACCATGCGCTCCTTTGTCTTCGTCTTCCAACCGCAGGTCGTTTTATACCTGACGACTGCCAGAAGGGGATCGTGTTCCTTAGCAACCGCAGTCGCATAATCAGGCCTCCGATCCCTCGGACATTTCGGGCCCCATCTCAAGAAGCTGATTTCCCTAACAATTGGTTTCTTGCGGCGATCAGTAAATACTCCGCCTGCCCAACAGGTTCTCAACCCGTGGAAACCACTGTAGTAGTAATCCGCCCCGACCAAAATTCCAACAGCTGTTATAGCATGTATACAGCCTTGGAAGATGGATTTTCCGAGTGACATTCCGGTGATGTGACTGCTGATTAGGGGAGTCAGCAGCAACATGGCTGGTAGGTGGATGATGCGCGTCGTAACGCTTGCCACCTCCAAGATGTAGCAATAGGAAGCGCCGCCAATAAAAGCAGCAGCGCCAGCTATCGCAAGCCTACCTAATGTGAAAGGGGAATCTCCGTTTGATTCCCTCCACTTCACATGGAACCCACCAACGCTCACTCGATCCTTGAGCAATTGGATTTCCTCCGCTTCGAGTTCCTCGGCACGCCGTTTGTCCCTCTCCTCCTTATTTTCGAGCTGATTTGTCAACGATTCAATCTCTTCCCTTAGCTCAGGAACCTCAGCTATGATCTCTTTAGCTGCATCTAAGGCCCCTCGGACTTTCGCGTCCTCCTCGCTGATGGAGT